ATATTGTTTCATGTAATCCCTGGTCATTTCAAGGGATTGTTTTATTTCGTCACTTATAGATCTTAGATCGTTATTCATTTGGTTCCTTTCTTTTAAGGATTGATATCTATGAGATGTTAAATTGTGTCTAACGGAGCATAAGGAATAGATTCCGGAACAATGCGTGTTCCCTTATCAAAAAGATTATCTTGGGCTTTCTCATACTCTTTACCAATCAACTCTTTAATTTTCTTCATCTCAGTTTCGTTATATTTACCCATGAGATTTTTGCCTAAGACTTCAAGTTCAACATTCCCACCATAATAATCAATGTTGAGTCGCATTTCCTTGTAAGCCATTTCCATTGCTCTCATTTTAATAAATCTAACAATGTCAGTAGGCGATATTTTAAGACTATTATAGTCCTCTTTAATTTCTTTTTTATGTTTCATATTAAAATTCTCCTTTCTTTTACATTAAGTTCGAGGCGATAATGCCGGTTAAGATCGCTGGATTTTTGTGTGATCTTTCAAAATCAAAACCATCTTCGTAATAATATTCACCATCTATTTCTATGAACGTGTATTCCAGGCTGCCATCCACAAATACATCGACATAGTTGGTGATCCAGCTTTCTTCTTTTGTGGCTCTCTCTTTCAACTCAAATTGATATCCGTAATATTCGAACTTGTTATCTTTCACCTTAATGGTCGCGGTTTCTCCGGACCAATTTTGTTTTTCAAAAGTAAGTGTTTCGTTTTTCACTAAGAGGCTCCTTTCTTTTGGTTGAAATTTACGTTGGGAATACCAAACATTTCTTGCAGTTGGTGCTTTGTGTAATTTAGAGTTTTGTACCAGCTAAAACACTTTGCACATATTCCGAAACCTTTGTCTTGGTTGAACCATTGTTCCCACACTCCGGCATCTTTACCGCAGCAAGAACAAATTTTTTTACCTTTAAGCATTTAAGATCCTTTCTTGTTTTTGATGTTGAAACTTAGGTTGTCGTATATGCAATCGGCGATGTGCTTGCTGGCAATCTTGATGTCTGCGTGTGCAGCAGCTGGAAACAAATCCGGTTGTCGTTTTGCCAGGGTAATGAGATCTAAGATCCCAGGATCATGTCCGGTCTTGTCCTTAAAAACTTTTCGGATCATCATGAGTGAGGCTGGTATCCCAGCCTCCATTTTTTTAAAATCTAATGGTCTATTCAATTAAGAAACTCCTTTCTTTGTTGCCAAGTAAAACGCACCACAGCTGTTGAAGATTTCGTAGCCGGTGAAGTCGTCGTTATCAAAACTGTTAAAGTAATCTCTGCTTTGACCTACAAACCAAGCACCCTCAATACCAAGTGTGTATTGTTCGTTTCTGTCACTAGCTAATGCCTTGTGAAAGCCGTTGTTGACCTCCATGCAGCAATCGTACATTCCATCAAATTTTGATCTGACCTTGATGTAAAGTTTGTCTTTGTTTTTTCTGATAAAACTTTTAATTGTTGATTTTGTAATCTTAGCCATTAAGCGGTTCCTTTCATCACGTTATCAAACAAAGGCAATCCAAAAACCAAGCTGTCGATCTTGTTGTCTTTGTTTGCGTGTATTACATACATGTTTCTGATTTTTTTTCGTTTTCCCCAATAGTGAGTAATCGGCTTAACTCCGCTTTGATCGACGACGTTGCCATTGTAAAGAACCTGGGCATGACCGGTGGTGCTGATTAAGTAAGCAGTATCTTTTTCTGCCGCAGTTCTGGCGAAATTAATTAAGGTTTTGTCGAACCAACCTTTTCTATGAAGTAGTACGTCGTAAAGGTAATCATACTTAACACCGGCATGATCTAAGTAATGTTTGTACCATCTGTTGTGAGTGCCACCTCTCCAGCTTGCCGCACCGCAGTAAGTGTATTTGCCTTTGAACCAGGTCCAGACATCTTTGAAGTTCTTTTGAGCAACTATCGCACAAGCAAGAACACCGCAGCAAGGACCGCTGGCATCATTCCAATCGTGACCGCTCAAAACAAAATCACTCATTCTGGCTCCTTTCTCGTTGTTTCTCTTGGGGGGGTTTTTCGAATCAATTGACCCGTTCTTCACTATTATTGACTCAACTCGTCAAGGATTGCAAGTAAAATAACAGAATGTGTTACAAATAACTTAAAAAGAACAGCGCCGGAGCGCTGTTAGTTGGTGATATATGTTAGTTTAAATTGGCTCCCAATCGTTTTAATTCATGTCGAGCCAGGTAGGTTGTTCGTCCGCTCTTGTGAATTTCATAGTCACCGCTTGCCAGGATCCGGCGCAGTTTCATGTAAGCAGCTGGTTTGCTCAGATCCGGAAACAGCAGCGCTCCAGCCTCGGTCACAGTATAGAGCGATTTACCAATTTGGTTTGTCGTCATTTCCACTATTGTCATTTTCTTTATCCCATTCTGGAGGTGTATCAGCAAAACTCTGGTTTCTCATATCCTCTGGCACATCGAGGAATAGGAGAGGGCGCTCGATAACTGTCCAGGGATCCCCAGGTCCAGCTTTCTCCTTAATGCTCATACCTAACTGCATCTGGCAGTTGTCGCCATGCGTTACAGCTGCCTCTCGTAAAGCATCAACCAGGTTGGCTATCGCTTTTCTCTGTTCAGCTGATTGCGGCAGCGGTTTTCCTTCTGGATCTCTAGCTGTCTTAAATTGCAGCCATGCAGCTGCTTGATATTCCACGTCCGATTTTAATCCGGAAAGCATCTTAAACTTTCCATTTCCGAAATGTGGTCGTTGTCCTGGCATTTTAATCTTATCCATATCTTAATTGCTCCTCTCTAATTTCATAATAAGCCTTTACCTTTGCAGCAGCTGACTCATCCAGCTTCTTCAAAGCGATGTAGCTTTTTTGGTTTTCCTTAAAAATAATGTTCATGCGTTCCACACTTTTTGCTTTATCAAAACTGTCGATAAACCATTGTGCGTTTCTTTCGACAGCGCTATCTCTGCTAAAATCACTATCATCACGCAAGGTTTCCAGGATATCTGCCTCCTCTGGATCTTCTTTCGGTGGATCCTTGGGTTTTTTCTCAGCTGCTTTTTTCTCAGCTGTATTCAATTCAATCTTTGCATCCTTTAATTGAGCCACCTCGATCTCAAAATCGCTGGCAAATTCACCGCCATGCAAGCCAAGATTGGCAAGAGCTCGACCTATTGCAGAGGTTTCGCCGTTCTCGATCGCTGACGTTTTGTTTACATTACTGCTACCGCGTATTTCTTCAGCTATGCCGGTCGCTACCGGTCGATCTGAGTTAGGCGGATATATTTCAGCTACGACAATTACGCGCTTTGCATCGTCTACTGTTACTCTGGTGTTTACGGAATAGTCCGGAAAATGCTTTCTAAATACTTCAATGCGTACTGCAACAGTTGTGTATTTTTTATTTCCTCGTACAACAACTCCCTCTTTATTTAGTTTGCTAATATCCTCCATTGCTGCGTGCAGCTGATCTTTCATTTGAAACTCCTCTTAGCTAATTCGATTAATTCTGGTTGTAGGTTCCAGGCAAACATGTGATCCCACTCTGGATCCAGCGATCGAAAGAGATCCTCCTGGTTGTCTGCCTTTTTTAATAAATGCTCGGTAGTTTGATGATGCCTAGACATCTGCTGCACAATTCGATCAAGGTTCTCGTCACTTAATTCCGGAGAGTTGTCCTGGTCGAAAATTCTATATTCTTTATGATTGGCGCAAACAAGGAACGGCGGCTGCTGTCCATTAAGCGCCCAAAAGCCAGCAATCTGATAGAGCCAGCTTTTCTCAAACATGCCGGATAAATTTTTCGGAACGTAAGAAGATTTTTTTAAGCTGCTCCATTTAGTTTTCAGATCTCCACGTCTTGCATAGTCCGGTCTGGTCTGATGCGGCAATTCACAACCTGGCAACTTATCTTCGAGTGTAATTTCTCCGATATATTTGTTCTCTCTTGCCATCGCTTTCTCTAATCCCTCGACCGAGTTCTTAATTACGTCGCCAATTATCGTTTTGTAGACCTCGACAAGCATTTCGTCTTGTTCACCGACGTTTTCCCCTAAAAAATAGCGACTTTGGAAAAATAGACCCTCAGATTTCGCCCAGGACACCGCTTCGTCGAGTTTCATGGGTTCTGATCCATCAATATTTAACACACTATCTACAGCCTTTTGAACGGCAACTCCGGCGATAGCGCTTGGACCGGTTGCTCGATTGGGGTTTAATAACTCCCATTGCTCTTTATCGCTTAAAAAGAGGTCAGATAACAGCGGTCGGAGCACAATTTTCTCCCACAGCTTTCTCCCTCTCGGTCCTGTCATTGGATTACTATGGTGATAGTAATTAAATCGTAGTGCGTACTCTGGTGTCAGCTGCGGCAGCGGCATTTTTATCTCCCTGGTACGCGCCGCAGTATTTTGGAGTCAGATTAAAAACTATAGGATATGCGGCGCGTTCTGAAAGATAACAATAATTGTTACAATCGGTCAATAACAAAAATCAATATATTGATCGAAATCTCAATCTAATGATCTTTTACTATTTCAAAACCCCAGGATTCGGGATCATAGAGCATGATGCCAGCTGGTGTTGCCCATTCGAGCTCGACTTTGTTGTAATTCTTTTGCAATGAATCGCTATCGTCGAGAGTTTTGGGATAGGTCACACTTTTATTTCCCTGGTAACTGCTCACTATAGCGGTCATGCGCCTAATGGTATAGGTTTCAAAGTCTGAGTTCTCAAACGGATATCCTACGATTATTGGACTACCCTCTAAATTGAGTCTTTTGGTGTTCTTAACTTTGCAGATACTAGGTTGACCGATACATTGCTCGTGGACATAACTTTTTTCTAGCGGTTTTTTGTTAAAAATGCAGATCGCATTTTTCTTCTTTGCAAACCACTTAGGCACGAAATAAGCGCCATGGTTCTCCGTAAAGTTAAAAGGACCAGCCAAATATAATCGCTTTGATTCGTCCTCCCCAAACAGCTTTAGCACTCCGTCTGTATCCATTTCGCCCATGATAGGACACATGCTGCGCTTAAAGAGTATTTCTTCAGCTGTGCAGTTTAAGATTTTTGCGTATTTAATCGCATCGTCAATACTTATATTCTGTCGTCCATTTAAATGCCTAGATACTGTTTCCGGTCTAAACCCCATTGATTTTGCGATCTCTACTCCGGACAAGTTTGCTTTTCTAGCCAGGCTCTTTAAATTTGAAACGCTTTGTACTTCCGACATGCTATCGAGATCCAACATTGTTTATTCCTTTCTACTTAAAACATAATCAAAGTCAAACATATAGGTAACAAAAAGTGTTACATGACTTACCAAAGTATAGACTTTATTGGTCGTGTCAAATTAAATTGCATATATAAACAAAATATATTGCAATCTGTATATTATAACTTAATCTGTTAAATCAATAAACTTGATCGAAATATTGATTACTAAATTGATCATGTATTGATTGGTATTAAATTGGTTTAGAGGTTGTTGAGGACATGAAATTAGAAG